TCAGCAGAACGACCAGTAAATAGTAATATCGTTATTTAGCACAACAACTTTGTCTATAAGGGAATGAATAAGCCGTTGCATAGCTTCCAGATCGCCGGAAGCTATGATGGCAGAGAAACCCTGCAAGCTTTTCCAGGTTGCGTCCAGAGAACAGGAAGCTGTGGCAGAATCTGAAGAAAGAAGGTTCTGCTGGAGCTTTTCTTTTTCTTCTTTAAGAGTACCCAGGCGCGCGCTTATCTCTTCCAGACAGACAAGACCGGTCTGATAAATATTTAGCAGCCTTCCGGTCTGCTTATCTATTTCTGCTATGCGTTCCTGTATAGCAGAAAAATCCAATGGCTTTTCATCACGGCAGCGTTCCACCATCGAATCAAAATAAGACCGGTCAATGGAAAGCTTTTTAATTTCATTAATAATCACGGCATCCAGTTCTTCCACGGTATACGGATGTAATCGGTTGGAACAATGATTCGATTTTATCATAGCTGCAGAGGTGCGGGCCACAGAATGACATATATATTTTTTCTTCGTTTTTGACACCTTTCTGGCATACATGCGGGCTCCGCAATCACCGCAAAATAACAGACCTGTCAACAGATTATCCCCACGGCCAGGCGTTCCCAGAGCATATCGGTAGGAGCGTTTATCAATGGCTTTGTTATGTTCAAGAAGAGCAGCAGCCATATACCAGTCAGTTTCGCTTATAATTGCTTCATGGATTCCGTCAAACAGTTCCCCGTTTAAGCGGACTTTACCCATATAAACGGGATTTGATAGTATGCGCCGGATTGCCGTATTTTTTGCCCAGTCGTACTGGCCAGGTCCATATTTGTCCAGCATATAGCGACCGATTGCACTAAGCCCGGTGCCGCTCAGAAATAAGCGGAATACTTCGCGAACCATAATAGAAGTGTAAGGATTTACGAGCAATTCATTGCATCCATCTTTGAATTTATAGCCGAGTGGAGCATGGGATCCGGAAAAGTATCCTTTACGAATTTTCTCAACGCGACCAAGAGTAGTCCGGATGCGGATGTTTTCTCGTTCCATTTGAGCGAAAGCTGCCAGGATTCCAACAATACACCGACCGAATGGCGTGGATGTATCGAAGCTTTCCATAACAGAAATGAAGTCACAACTATTAGCCAGGAACACATCTTCTAAAAGAATAAGTGTATCCTTCTGAGAGCGGGAAAGCCGGTCCAGCTTCCAGACAAGTATTTTTTTACAACGATTGGAACGGACGTCCGTTATAAGTTCCTGGAGACCGGGCCGGTCCATTGACGTGCCGGAGTAACCAGGATCTATGCAGACCCGGTTTATTGTATAGCTCATGGCTTTACAATATGCCTGGAGTTTCGCTTCCTGGGCTTCCACGCTGTACCCTTCTTCTGCCTGTTCGGTTGTTGATACCCGGATATAGAGGTCAGCTACATTTTCAAAGGATTTCACAGCCACAGATAGAGGAATCCCGTTTTTTTCTGTTTTCATATTATAGCACCACCTTTAAAAAAGGGCATAAAAATAGCCCTTGCCTTCTTGTGTTTTCGGCCGGGCCATGCTATAATAACACTTGCTCGGAGTGCTTTATAGCATGGCTGAAAATGCCTTACAGCATTGCCAGCCGCCCCGCCCACATGGTCGCGCCAACGACCGGGCGGGGTTTCGTTTTTTGCTACATTAGTAGGGGCTCCTTTGTATTAAGTACCCAGGGATTTTTATTCTTCATTCATTATATCTTCGATTTCTCCGGTGTCAGTATAAAGCCAATAATCTTTAAGCAGATTTCCACCAAAGAGTGTCTTGGCACTATGCTCTTCACCGTCCACATATTCAAACACCGATATGCTAATCGTATTTGACAGCACTTCTTTAATTCGATATGTTTCCATACGAGTTGTATTAATGATAGCGTGGATTTCATCACTTGAGGTGAGAAATTCTTCAGCAAAATTTAGGGCGTAATCTCCTATTTCCTTTTCTGTGGAAACAAAGGAAAGGCGCCAGTTCCCAGTAACATCATCACTGATTGCTCCTCTATAATCGACTTGGATTGTCTCATCTTTCAATTCTGATTCCGTTTCTTCGGAAGGAACTTCACTACTTTTGGTTAAACTGAGCTTCAGATCATAGAATCCTTCATCTTTCGGTTTCGCATACGTAAAAATAGCCGCCTCCGTTTCGCTTTCTTCTTCGGTCAAAGAAGCATATGCAGGAACCATATTTTCACACATAAGTGCTGTAACGATTATAAGGGCAATAAGTTTTTTTCTTTTTAACATATGTTAGGCCTCCTTTTCATTTTCGTGATAAACAATGCTTTTGCTGGTAGCGGCGTTTATACCAGGTAAAGCAGATGATTTTCCACTTGCTTTTTCTTGAAGTTCTAGACTACGCCGGTAGGCTGCAACTTCGGCTTCTATATCAATTTTACCGGGATTCTCTGCAGGAAATTCTGGGCTATCGATATCAGCACATCCTGCGGCGACATCCGCAAGGAAGTCTAAAATCACATCACGCTCGCGGCGGCTGAGGTTTGAAAATTTTTCAACGACAACATAGTCGCGACGAGAGTAACCGTATTCTTCGGCCAGAGCATCCAACGCGGTGTTGGGGGCAGCTTTAAACATTTCCCCGGTACCTTCCCTTAACCATTCTTCCCGGACGTTAAACTCACGGCAGATGGCAAATATAGTTTGATCAGAAGTATTGCGTCCATTTTCAATTAAAGCAACACTATTTCTTTTAATTCCTATACGCTCGCCAAATTCCTGCTGCGTAAGTTCGAGGGTTTTTCGCACTTTTTTTATGCGTTCGTTTACATTCACGTTATGACCTCCTTCCTATGCAATAGGATAGCATGAATAAAGTCCTCATGTCAACAAAAAGTTCTTAAATCAACAAAAAAACATTGACAATATATATTTAAGGACATATAATAGTCGTAAATTCAACAAAAAGAAAGGGGACTTCAACATGACTTGCAGGACAACGGAAAAAGTGGGTTTTAAAAGTTCGATGTTAAATGATACCCGCAAATTTGCAGAACTGTACTCCAAGCTTCCAAAGGAAAAAAAGGAGATTGTGATTGCCTATATGGCAGGCATGGAAGCGCAGGAAAGGTTAAGCAGCGAGGAACCTTCTGCCGAGATGACGGAAGGAGCGGACATATGAGGAAGACCGGTCAGTTCAGTTTTGGCGGACGGGGCGGCTGGAGCCAGCTATAAACACTTTGAGCAAAGTCCCGCGTAAGGCGGGCAGAAGGAAACATTATGGAGAAAGAAAACCTTGATTTAAAGACGGCGATACAGATCGCTAAGATTGTTTCAACAGTTCCGGAGGACCGGATGCCGATAATCTGGGACATTTTCAGCAAGGCCGGGCTTGACATTGGAGGTCTTGACGAGATGGCAGAGTGGAAGGCGCTTACAAAGCAGGCGTTTCTGATTGATACGGCGCAGTTTTTGACGGAGATCACAAAAGGCCGGGAGACCGTAAACGGAGAATACCGGATCCCGGTGGAGGAGTTCAATACATTCTGCAGCAGGCAGAAATTAAACGCCCGCTGCACCAGGAAGTACCTGGCCGGAATTGAGGCCATCCGGACCGCGAAGCTACTCAGCGGAAAAGTAGAGTATACCCCAGCCGTTGCAGTTCCCGGAACAAGTAACAGTACATACCGATGCGTCTGCATTTATTCGGACTGGCAGGAGCGCATAAAGGACAAGGTCACACAGTAAAGGAGGAGCAGAATGGAATATGAGGAGCTGAAAAGCGGAATTACTACCCACTTAAACAACGCCGCTGAGGACTTCTTTATGGTTGGCTATTTCTTGCGGCAGATCAGCGAGAACGCGCTTTTTGTTGAGGACGGATATAAAAGCATCTGGGAATTTGCAAAAGGCGAGTACGGCTTAAGCACTTCCAGTGCGAGCCGGTTTATGGCGATCAACGCCCGCTTTTCCATAGACGGCGGCGAGCACATGGCCGAGAAGTACATCGGAATGGGCGTAAGTAAATTACAGGAAATGTTAGGGCTTCCGGATGAGGAGCTGGAGAAGATAACGAAAGAAACGACGGTCCGGGAAATACGGGCCATGAAAAAGAAGCAGGAGGAGCCGCTTTCCTTCTTCGGACTTCCAAAGACAGTCCGGCCGGAAGGTTCGCTGCTTACCACGCCCGGATGTGGTGGCGGCAAGTATGATTGCTTTTCTTGTAGCAGGGAATGCGGCATAAGGCAGGAGGAGAGATACTGCCGGACGGCCACCCTGGGAAACCCGTTTCCTTGTTCGCAGCTTAACAGCGAAGAATGGAAAAGAAGAATACGGTTCAGCATGTATAAAGACGAGTGCCAGTTATTGCATCAGGAGCTGGCGCCGGTAAGAGCAGGCGACGGAGAACCGGATCCCTGTTGCCTTTATTGCGAACATAAAACCTGTTTTAACCGTTGCGACGTCGCAAAGAAAAAGGACGATGGGGAGCGCAAGGCGCAGGAGGCAGCGCGGCGCCAGGAAGAACGCGAACGCGAGGCAGAGCGGCCGGAGCCGACCGAAAAGGACATAGTGGCATTTTATAAATGGGCCGGTTTTAAAACCAGCGACCAGATCAAGGCCGAGGCCTTGAAACGGAGATACCGCAACGCTGGTGGAGGCGGCGGTCGGGAGCTTAAGGACTACCAGGGGAGCGCCAGGGGAATCCGGATCAATCATAAAAAGGAGCTTACCTGGGTGCAGATTGTAAAACGCCTTACGGAGTACCAGGAAAAGGAGCGGCAGGCAGAGGAAGCAGCAGCCGCAAGGTTCACGCCGGAAGAAAAAGCGCCGGAAATTATAGACGCCGATTTTCGGGAAGTTGAGGAGCCGAAGTCGGATCGGGAAAAGAAGGAGCTTTTAAAGGAGAAAGAGCCGGAGTTTATAACGGCTTTCTATAAGAACTTGTATTCGGGAGAGAAAGAAACCATTAAAACGAAGAAACCAGCCGACATTACAAAGATGCTTAAAAAGGAGCATGGAGAATCCTATGACAGCGGAAACGATGGGAACGGGCTTTTATGGAATTGTTATCCGGATAAAATATGCTTTTCTTTGAGCGGACTGGGCGCGGCTTTGCAGATTACCTGGGGAAAATACACCACAAAGCTGCTGCAGATACTTGAAGAGCACTCGGAGATCGAAACAGATCCGGAGGCCGTAGAAGTACAGGACGAGCCGAAGAATGATCCGGCCCAGGAGGCAGCAGTGACCGGGGATGAACGCGGGGAGACCGGGGAGCCGGAGGAAGAAACCAAAAGCGAGAACCAGGAGGGCGAGATCGTAGAGCAGGATCCAGAGCACTATGAACCGTTCGACGTTTGGATGCTTCTTAAGGACCACGAAAAGGACTTGCAGGCATACAGGGACGCCGGGATGCCGGACAACCTTATGCAAAAGCAGCGGATTTTGACAGACGCCCTGCAGCTTCTTTATAACAGCGTAAAGGAGGCGGACGAGGATGATTAAACATATCTTATCAGACGGCCGCGTTCTTGACAGTATAGAGGGCTTCTGTATTCCGTACACAGAGGCTACAGCGACGGTCTACCGCCTTCTGGCGGAGATTTTGGAAGGAGGTGGAGGAGTTGAAAACAGAGCAGAGAAAACGCGCCATACGGCGGCGCAGAAGGCGGCAGCAGCAAATTAAGCGCCGGATCCTATACGTAGGAATTATAACCGTAACAATAACCGCAGCGTCTACTTTTGTTTCCCTGGCAGCAGCGAGAAGATCGGCAGAGCCAGCGGCGCCAACCGTTAAGACCGTACCGGCCGCCGTTCAGATTGTAACGGAACCAGAAACGGAATCAGAAGCGGAAGTCGTGACGGAAACGCCGATTATTGGAAGCCTGGATTACGATACAGAAGATGCCTATATATTGACGAAGATGGCTATGGCGGAAGCAGAGGGAGAAGATACGGAAGGAAAGGCACTTGTTATTCTGGTTATCCTTAACCGGGTATGGTCCGAACAGTTCCCGGACACGATCCGCGAAGTTGTTACCCAGGAGAACGCCTTTACTTCTTACAGCGACGGACGTTACGACTGGGTGGAGCCGGATGATGACTGCCTGGCAGCACTGCGTCTGGTTGAGAACCACTGGAATGAGAGCCAGGGGGCCCTTTACTTTGAACGGACTCCGGCTCCAGGAGAAAGTACCTGGCACAGCAGGAACCTTGAAAAGCTATTCACACACGGAAACCATACTTTTTACAGGGAGAAGGAGGTGAGCGGGGAATGAAGATGGCGTTAAAAGACGGGCAGATCCTTATTAAGGAGGCCGACAACAACCAGTTTTTAATCATTAAGAGTTGGAACAAGATGAAGTGGAGCAAGGCGGAACAGATGCTTTACGGACCGGCCGACATGGAATTACTTAATAAACTGGCCGGGCTTGTACGGCTTCCGGCACCGATTGAGGAGCGACGACAGCATTTGAACAAAGTAGCCGAGGCCGTAGACCGGGAGCGGATGAAGGAGGAGCCGGTGCCGGTCTATAAGTACCCGGTCAAACTTCCGCTATACAAGCACCAGATACGCGGGGCAAATATGGCGCTTATGGTTTTCGGATTGATTGAGCCACCGGGAGAGGAGGCAGGCCGTGAGAAGAAGTGAAAGACTGACGGAGCAGGAACGAACCTTTGCGGAACAGAACCATGACCTCGTCTATGCTTTTTTGAACCAGAACCACCTGCAGGAAAGCGAGTTTTACGATGTAGTGGCATGGGGATATTTGAGGGCCGTCCAGAGATACCACCGGGAGCCGCAGCTTAAGAAATATAGCTTTTCGACGATTGCCTGGAATGCTATGCGTTGTTACGTTGGCAACAAACGGAGATCCGACCAGATCCGAAACGCCGTGATCGCTTTCAGCATAAACGAATTGACAGAAGAAGGAACCGAGTACGGAGAGTTTATCCGAAACGCAAAAGACGCATTCTGGGAATTGGAGCAGCAGGAGAACCTGGAGGAGCTTTTAAGCAAGATTATGCCGGTGCTTACCGAGAACCAGAAAGATCACATTATAGCAGCACTTGAGGGCTATAAACCCTGCGAGATTATGCAAAAAGAACATATATCCGTACAACACTACCAAAAGGACAGAAAGGCTATACAGGCGGCAGCAGCCGAAGTATTACCGGTCTTTTCTGGCGGGGGGGGTACTTAATATATGGCTTTTCAAAAGGATAGAGACGCCCTGGATGGGGCTATATACGCTATTGAGGCGTTGGCGCGCCTTGATATATATAAAAAACAAAATGGAGGTATTAGCACGATGAGCGAAAAAGTAAAAGTAACACTTGAAATGCCGGGAGGAGTAAAGAAGGAGCTTACCGACGACACGGTAATTTGTTTTACAGTAGAGCAGGCAAAAGAGTTTATGAGCGGCCGGGCGAAGCTTGTAGAGGCGAAGGCCGTAAGCATGGGCCAGGATATCCCGGAACCTATTTTTGCGCCGACGATTGGCGCCCTTGTAGGGAATTACCTGGAAATGAGTCCAAACAGCGGCGGAAAGGTTACGACATCCTATAACCTTCATACCGTAGCGGAGCTTTTGGAGAAGAAATCGGAAGAATTGAGAAAGCAGGTAACGCCGGAAGAGGTAGAGGACAGCCTGCAGGAGGCGCTTAAGAGCTTGTTTGAAACGTTGCGGAGGTAGGACATGGCAGCAGGGAAAAAGACCGCCGAAGGGCGGGGCTTCGGTTTTCTTTTCGAGATGGGCTGCGGAAAGACCTTGACGGCCATAGCTACGATGGGCGCAGCCTACGAGATGGGAGCCATTAAGACCGTACTTATAATAGCGCCTACTTCGGTATGCAGCGTATGGCCGAAAGAGTTTGACGAGTACGCAGACTTCAAATACAACGTAGCTGTCCTTTTGGGAGATAAGCAGAAACGGCTGGCGGCCCTTCGGAGCCTTGCCGCCTTCCCCTTTGAGGCCTTGCGGGTGGCGGTCATAAACTATGAAAGCACCTGGCGCGAGGGTATTTTTGAGGCCCTTCTTGATTGGCATCCGGACATGATAATCTGCGACGAGAGCCAGCGGATCAAGGAACCGAAGGCGAAACAAAGCCGGGCAATGCACGAATTAGGAGACGCCGCAAAGTATAAACTTATTCTTTCTGGTACGCCGATCCAAAATAACGCGATAGACCTTTACAGCCAATACCGTTTTTTAGACCCTACGGTCTTCGGTACAAACTTTTTCGCGTTCCGTAACCGCTACGCCATTATGGGCGGCTTCGACCGGCGCCAGATTGTTGGCTATAAGGATTTAGACAAGCTGATCCAGAAGGAGCACAGCGTCGCTTACAGGGTAACGAAGGAGGAGGCCTTAGACCTTCCAGAGCAAACATTTTTAACACAGTACATCACCCTGGAGGGGAAGGACAAGCAGCTTTACAACCAGATTAAGCGGGACAGCTTCGCAGAGTTGGAGGACGGCGGACAGATAACCGCGCCGACCGTTCTTACAAAGCTATTAAGGCTGCAGCAGTTCACAGGCGGATTTATCCAGGCGGACGAGGGCATCAAGCCGGAGTTTGTATTTAAGGGAAAAATAAACGCCCTGGAGGATATTCTGGACGATTACGTTATAAGCGCCGGTAAGAAACTTGTTATCTTCTGCCGGTTCCGGCCGGAGATTGACTTAATAAGCGACAGTCTTAAAAAGAAGAAGATCCGGTTCGCCAGCATTTACGGCGACATCAAGATCGAGGACCGGGGGCCGATTGTAGAGGACTTCCAGAAGAATCCGGAAACAAAGGTATTTCTGGCCCAGATCGACACGGCCGGTCTGGGCATTACCTTAACGGCAGCCGACACCTGCGTCTATTATAGCGAGAATTTCAACTACGCAGCATACAGCCAGAGCCTGGCCCGTATTCACAGGATCGGCCAGAAGAACCGCTGCACATACATTCATTTAGTAGTTGAACACAGCATAGACGAAACGATCTTAAAGGCCCTGGCAAGGAAAGAGGACCTGGCCAAAACGGTCGTTGATGATTGGAGGCAGTATTTCTGATGAAAGCGAGAATAGCGACGATTGAGCCGGGAAACGCAAAACTGATCCGAAACCTTGACGGAAAGGGGCGGCTTATTCTTCCGGGCGACTTCCGGGAGGCCGCAGGCTTCACACCGGACGAGCCGGTGGAGGTTGAGCTGGTAAGCGTAGGCGGCCGGACGGGCTTTTTAATTACGGCAGCATTTAAGGAGGAGAATCAGTGAAAACAGATACGAAGTTAAGAATTATTGATAAGGTGCTGCGCTTCCTTATCCGGCTTGAGGAAAAGCTGGTTGACGCTTTCAGCCCTTATCTTGAACCGGGCGAGCTTAAGGAGTACAGAGCCCGGATAGCACAACACAAACAGGAAATGGAGGAATAGCAGTATGGACATTGTAACCATGATAGACCAGTATAAGGAGCTTCTGGATCGGAAGGACGCGCTGGCCGACCAGACTAAGGAAAACAATAAGGCGATCCAGGAGGCCAGGGACGCCCTGGCGCAGGCCATGATCGACGCCGAGATGCCGAAGGTTAGCCGGAATGGCTTTTTGTATAGCTTGCAGGACAAGACCAAGTACAACAAAAAGGCCTGCGACGATGAGGAGTTTTTCAGCGTTCTGGAGGAAAACGGCCTCGGCGACCTTATTAAGCGGACCGTAGACGCCCGCACATTATCAAGCGCTATGGCGGCAGCAGCGGAGGAAAACGACGGAGTCCTGCCGGAGGAATATGAGGATTATATAAGCGTTTACCAGTTCTACGACATCGCCAAGCGCAAGGAAACTAATAAGACGGCAAAAAGAGCCAAGCAGAAGGAGGAGTAACAATGTACCAGATGGAGCTTGATCTGCGCTTAGATTACGAGCGCAACTTAAAGGACAATTTGAACACCGTTGCCCGGTTTGCTGGGGAGCAGATGCGCCAGAACATGGAGGAGGAAGGGCGTCCCCTTAAAACCGTAGAGAGCAAGCAGGAGGCCTATGGAATCGCCGCGCAGCAGTATGTTAAGGTCGCAAGCAAGGCGAAGATGCTTAAGAGCGAAATGGACGATTTTTTAAAGCTTCTGGACGCGGATGGAGAAGCCACCCAGGTGGCCGGAACGATTTATAACGCATCAATGGAGCTGTCCCAGGAGGCAATCCTTATAGCGGTCCAGGCTTCCCGGATTCTTTCAGACCTTTATTATACGGAGCCGAGGACACCTATGGAAGAATTTCTGGAGCCCGGAGAGCTTGACGACGAAACAGGAGAACAGGAGGGTGCTGAGTAATGGCAGGAATTGGAGTAGAGGAAGTAAAGACCGTAAACATCACGACCACGGACGGGCAGAAAATCAAGGCAGGCGACGCGCTGGTGCTTTGCATTAAAGGTGAGGACATTCTGTGCCGCTTTATTGAGCTTGACAAGGGCGGCTATTTTGTAACGGAGCCGATCTTAAACAGAGGGGAGCCCGTAATGGTAAAATACCGGCTTAATTCGATTGCGGCCTGCTATAAGGTTACACAATTTACCTGGGATGACCGGGAGATGCAGCAGGAGGCAGCCGAGGAAGCAGACCAGGACGCGGCGCAGGACGTACTGCAGCCGGGCGCATAATAAAACTTTAGAGGAGGACAAACACGATGGCAAAGAACGAAGTAGCAGTAACGGCAGATACTTTTAAACTGATCACACTTACCGGCGACCTAGCTGAGGCAGTAGCGGAGGAGATGGACGGGCTCGGCTCTATTCCCTTCGACCGTGTCAAGATCCCTTCCGGGGGCGGCCTGGCTTTTGAGGTTCCGGGAGAGGATGAGGAGGACGCAGAGAGCGCGACGGAGCTGATCGGCGTTATTTTAGACCATAACCCGGTCAATTCCTACTGGGCGAACAAATTCACGGGAGGGAACGAGCAGCCGGACTGTTCCAGCTTTGACGGCAAACAGGGAGTTGTAAGAGAAACCGGAGAAGTTCGCAGTTGTGAAACCTGCCCTTATAACAAGTTCAGATCCGATAACGCCGGGAAGGCTTGTAAGAACATTCACAGGGTATTCATGTTAAGGGAAGGCAGCCCGGTGCCGCTTATTCTTTCCCTGCCGCCGACAAGCCTTAGATATATGCGGAATTACATCGCGAAGCGGGTACTTCTTAAGGGCTACCGCTGCTGGCAGGTACTTACAAAGATCACGCTTAAAAAGGAAAAAAGCAAGGACGGCATCACATACAGCCGCGCTGCCTTTACTTTCCTTGACGCATTGACGCCGGAGCAGGCGCAGCAGGCGGAAGCCATGCGGGACATGGTAAAGAGCATTTACCGGACAATAGACATCAACGCGAAGGATTACGGCCAGGCATCGGCAGGCGAGGCCGCAGCGCCGAAAACGGACGAGGCAGGCTTTATGAGCGTACCGGACGGGATCAACGAGGAGCTGCCGTTTAATTAAGCCGCAAAAACCTGCGGGGGGGGGCTCCGGCCTCTTCCCGCCCCGTAATAATTTTCGGAGGTAGGCAGATGGAAAAAGTATACATTATTTCCCGGTACGCAGCCGCGACAAAGAAGGAGCGCTGCTTTAATGAGCAAGTGGCCAGATACTTCTGCAGGCAGATTATGAGGGAAGGAAACCGGCCGGTCGCCCCGCATTTGTTTTACCCGCAGTTCAGCGATGACAGCAACCCGGAGGAACGGAAAGCAGGGCTTGAGCTTGCCTTAAGAGATCTTGACGAGTGCGACAGCTTTCTTCTTGTCATAATTGACGGCATAATCAGCGAGGGAATGCGCGGAGAAATTGAGCGCGTATCCAGGACGGAGAACCGGCGCGGCTACTTAGTAGCCATGAGCCGAAAAGAGGCGGAAAAACTGATTGAAGGAAGTGAGACGGATGATGCAGCCAGAAGTAAACATAGATCAGCTTGTCGACTATCAAACGGAATATTCAAGCTACATAAAAAAGCATAAAATAACCGGCGACCGGCTGACCGGTCTTTGTCCGTTCCACGACGATAAAAACAACAGCTTTTCGGCCGACTTAAAGACCGGCCAGTGGTACTGCTTTGCGGAAGGGCGTGGGGGAAACTTCACGACCTTTTACGCGGAGCTTAACGGGATCAGCACCGACGAGGCATACAAGCAGATACTGGACAAATATGGAGCGCTGAGAGCACCAGAGCCACCGCAGAAGAAGGAGAAAACACCAGGCCCGGAGTCTTATTCCCTGGAGGAATACGCTTTTAATAAGCGGCTTCCGGTCGAGTTTTTGAAGGAAGTATGCGGGGCAAGTACCGGAAAGGATAAAGACAAGAAATCTTTCCTTAAGCTGCCTTACTTCAACGAAGAAAAGACGGATCCTATTTTTCGGAAACGTTACGCGCATAAGGAATTTAGATGGAGTTGGGGCAGTTCCGGGAAGCTGATTTTATACGGAGACTGGAGGCTGCCAGAAATACGCAAGGCCGGGTGGGTGATTTTGGTAGAAGGCGAGAGCGATACACAGACGCTCTGGTGGCTGAAGTATCCCGCCCTGGGCGTACCGGGCGCGAGCAACTTTAAGGCAAAGATGGTCCCGAAACTTCAAGACCTGCGGCTTTATGTTCACGTTGAGCCGGATAAGGGCGGCGAGACATTCCTGCAGAAGGTCACGCAGACGTTAAGGGAAGGCGAATTTATAGGCGAGGTATATACCTGGAGCTGCCAGAGTTTCGGAGTTAAGGATCCTTCCCAGTTATTCATAGATAAGGGCGGCGGAGAAGGCGGCGAGGAGCAGGTCAAGAATCTGATAAACGGCGCCTTGAAGGCAGCCAAGCGCCTGGATCTTGACGATCTGAGCGATACCATACCGGAGGTCGTAAAGGGCGCACCGGTAAACTTAAGGCAGCCAGAAGGCTGGATGTATTCAGAAGGCGGGATCCGGAGAATCGACGAAAAGACCAGCCTGCCGGTTATGGTTTGCCGGACGCCGATCATATTAACGCAGCGCCTAAAGAGCATGGAGACAGGCGAGGAGAAGATGGAAATCGCCTTTAAGCGCGACGGAGCGTGGCATAAGGCCATTTTCCCCCGTTCTACGATTTTTACGGCGCGGAGTATAACCGTACTTTCCGACTTAGGATGCACGATCACCAGCGAGAACGCAAAGCAGGTGGTGCGCTTTTTGGAGGCCCTGGAGGCCGAGAACATAGACATTATAAAGAGAGCAGACAGCACCGGAACAATGGGCTGGCAGACGCGCGGCCGGTTCCTTCCGGGGCATGGCGACGACATTATTTTAGACATTGAACCATCCCTCCGGGGATGGGCGGCGGCTTACCATTATAACGGCACCTTCGAGGAATGGAAGGCCCTTATGGAGCCGCACCGGGAGCGCGACAAGTTCCGCTTTATCCTGGCCGCCAGCTTCACGGCGCCGCTGCTTCGCATATTACAGCAACGTATATTTTTTGTTTATAACTGGGGCGGCAGTAAAGGCGGCAAGACGGCAGCACTTAAGGCGGCACTTTCCGCCTGGGGCGATCCGGAGCGTTTAATGGTAAATTTCAACGCCACCCAGGTTGCCCTGGAGAGGATGGCGGGCTTTTATAACGATTTACCGATGGGCATTGACGAGCGGCAGCTTGCAGGACAGAAGCAGGAGAACCTGGAAAAGATTGTTTACATGATTGCCAGCGGCACAGGACGCGCCAGGGGCAGCAAGGGAGGCGGCCTGCAGGCACTTAATACCTGGCGGACCGTAGCCCTCGCCACCGGCGAGGAGCCGCTTTCTACGGACACGACGCAGACGGGCGTAAGTACCCGTGTGCTTGAGATATATGGCGGGCCATTTGACGATGAGAAATCGGCCAGCCTTATGCACCAGCAGGCACCGCAGCACTGCGGATGGGCCGGACCGGAGTTCATACGCCGGATCCTTCAAACGGACGAGCAAAGCATCCGGGATCAGTACGCCAGGATGACGGAGGAGGTCTACAAGATCGCAGACGGGACCAGCGGCGCCCACATTGCTGGAATCAGCGCGGTAGCGTTGGCTGACGCGATGGTGGAGGGCTGGATCTTCCACCCGGATCCAGATGCCGACGAGATGTCAGGGGCAAAAGTTCCGCTTGAGATTGCACCGGCCGCCTGGGAGCGGGCGCTTAAGATGGCAGAATCCATTATACGGGAGCAGTTAGCGGCCGGATCCGGCGACGTAAACGAGCACGCGACACAATTTATAGTTGATTGGATATTGAGCAACAAAAGCCAGTTCGGAGAGAAGGCAATCGGTACCTGTCTGGGAACGACCAGCGCGGACGGGCAGAAAGCCTATATATTCCCTTCGCTTTTAAACCAGGCACTAACGAAAGCAGGGTATAGCCCACGGAAAACAATTAAGTACCTGGCAGACCAGGAAATCATAACGAGCACACCGAAGGCAAACGGCGGGAAGGAATACTGCATAAGAAAATGGTTTGATAACCGGACAAGCCGCTTTATTGAATTTGATATAGGTCGCTTTGCAAAGAAGGTGGACGCTCTAAACGAGGACGAGGCAGCGGAAGCTATGCAGATTCCACCGCAGACGGACGAAGATGGTTTTATGCATCTTCCAGAGGACACGCCGACGCCATTCGATGGCGTTCAAGAGGAATTACCGTTCTGATTTTGTGCGCTTTTTCTTCCGCCTAAAAAATAGGCGTAATGCTAGGCGTAAGGTTAGGCGTAAGGCGAAAAATCCAGTATTTACGCGGCTTTCCAGCACTTTTATATATATTCTTACGTCCTTACGCCTATTTATAGGCTATATGTATTTTGGAAATTGGCGAGAAAATTCTTACCTTTTCTTTCAGAAACATGGTGTATGTTCCCAAAATAGGCGTAAGGCGTAAGAAATGCCCGCAAAGCCGCATAAAACCTACATTTTTTCATTACGCCTAAGATTTTTAGCAGGCGTAATGAACGAAACAGACGGAAGGAGGGACAAGGAAATGGAACAAGCGGAGAAATTAACGGTTTTACTTGAGAAATACCGAAAGAACAGGGAAAACGTGCCGCTTGAGGTATTGAAAACCAAGTATAAAGACGCCTACGAAAAGCTGAAAGCGGAAATTAAGACGGAGGCACAGACGCTTATAAGACCGGTGGCAACGAAGGTGCCGCCCTGGTTAGAGGGGCAGCTTATAAAGCAGGAATACGCCGAAGAAATGGCGGGAGCATTTAACCAGCTTTATGAGGCGGACTGTTATGCAAAGAAAATAGGGCAGGCGCTTTATAAGCATTACAGCATCACGGAGGCCTTGCAGCTTGCCGGAGAGGTAAACAGTAAATACCAGGAGGCGCTGCTTAAGATTTTCCACCAAAAGACCTGCCTTTATACCACGGCCGAAAATTGGGATCCGGAAAACCCAGTTACTCCCAGAATATACAACGCTCTTGTGGATAAGTTCTGGGACGAGGAAAAAGGTGAGTGGATAACCGCAGAGAAGCCGCCCGGAAACGCTTTATTGATATTCATAACAGGCGATAAGCCGGTCAGAGAGGAGGCAGACCATGAGTGAGGTTACTGAGAAATTGGAACCGGAGGACATCATAGAGAACCAGAAAGCGATGATAAGCAGACAGGCCAAGATCATTGATAACCTTGAGGAAGAATTAAGGATCGCCAGGAGCGACCGGGCGGAGCTTGAAAGGGCCATAGTAAATCATTTTGTGAACGATTGGAGAACGGGGAGGTCAGAATGAACAGAAACAGGAAAGGCGTTATGCCGGAGATAACCAGGGAAATCTATAAGAGCGTAAAGAAGTTTGATCGCCAGCAGTTCCAGAGTTTCTGCAGGGACCTTTACAGCTACGGCTTCGAGGATGGCCGGGCCAGCGTTCCGGGAATCGACCTTACAGCTATTTACGAGGCGATCGGAGCCACGAAGGGCATCGGGCCAAAGAAGCTGGAAGAGATTAAGCGGAGCATTGAGGCAGCCTTTACCGAGAAGGGGGCACAGAAGGAATGAGCGACAAAGAAACCATAGACGCAGCCAACACGCTGGCTCTTCAATACTTCACAGTCTACAACCGGCTGCTGCAGCTTACCGGAAATTCAGAGGAAGCGCTTAAGCTTACAGCGTCTTTGTTTACAGCCATGTTTGAAGGAAATCGGCCCCGGCCGGAACCGGGAACAGGCGGCTTTACATTATACTGGGATCGGAGGTAAGGAAATGAAGGTATTGAGCGTATGGCAGCCCTGGGCACAGCTTCTGGCCGCAGGGCATAAGCACAACGAAACCAGAAGCTGGCGGACAAATTACCGGGGCGAGATATTGATCCACGCCACCCAGAAGGATCCGCTTTTCGGAATTTCACAGATGCCAGAGGGAGCATGGGAACGTGCCCTGCGTTCCTTCGGACTTGAGGAAACCTTTAATCGTTTCCAGAAATTTCCCACCGGCGCCATCATTGGCAAAGCGAAACTTACAGACTGCAAATTGATTGATGATGCCTATTTTCAGTTTACAAGGGATCTTTGTCCGGAGGAATTTCTTTACGGAGACTTCACGCCGGGCCGTTACGCCTGGGTATTTGAGGAACCGGAGCTTTTTAAGAATCCGCTGCCGGTATCCGGAAGGCAGGGCTTGTGGAATTGGAACGGAACCATCTGGAGCAAAGACGGAAATTTATATATTGAGGAGGATAAGACATGACAGACCAGAAAATGAAAGCAATTAACGCCTGGGTGCAGAGAGTAAATAAAAATTCCCTTGAGGTACAGGACAAGCTGGCCATAGCAGGAGCCACGATGGAGATGCTGGAGAAGCTGGAGCCGATTTACGATAAATACCAGGGGAAGAACGGACCCAAGGAGGCGAGGCACCGATGATAAACTGGGAGCAGTTTAAGACAGAGGAGGAGGCCCTGGCGTACATTATGGCAGAGAAGGGCATAAACGCAACGGATGCCAGGAAGTACCTGCAGAGGAATCTGCCGAAAGAGAGCTATTACCAGGATAAGATCATAAAGCACATAAGAAAGATTTTTCCCTTGTCCGTTGTTTGGAAGGAGGCGGCTGGCGCATACAGCCGCCAGGGCATCCCGGACGTAACGGCTGTAATAAACGGCCGTTACTACGGCTTTGAGGTAAAGCGCCCTTTCGTTGGAGTTTTAAGCAAAATCCAGGAACAGACCATAAAGAGAATCAGAGCGGCAGGCGGTCGGGCCTACGTTGTGACATATCCGGCAGAGGTTACGGAGCTTTTAAGAGAGGAGATCAAAGCATGAGTAGAGAGCAGGAGCTTATAGAAAATTTGGAGGAACGGCTGAAAGAGATTGAAGGTTTTTGTACTTTTTCACTACCAGAATCAGACTTAACAATTATTCGGGATGCTTTGCGCGTAGCTTCCAGGAAAGACGTTACGCAGGAATACGCCCGGATGTTAGAAGCGTTTGAATGCGATTTTGTCCTGGCAAGGGACGACGGCCAGGAACACGGACTTGATGAGTTGCAGCTTAAAATTGAGAACGGAGACAAGCGCTTACTTAGAGATATTGAGTTGTTGGAAAAGGTAGTTACCGGCATAAGATACGGCAAAATAAAAATTGTGGAGATGGAGGCGGGCAGCATTGAAGAATAAAGAGGGATATCCGGACCCCACTGCTGCCCAGGCCATAGCAAGCGTAAGGCGGAGCGAAAAACGCCGGAAAAAGGAGGAGAGCCATGAATCGGGCACAAAAAAGAAAACTTATTCAGATGCCGAAGGGAAAACCGAAGCATAACACTGCCAGCGCGGCGGCCAGTAACGCGCATACCGGCATCACGGCTCAGAACGCCCAGGGCATCATAGACAATTTACCGATCCCGCAGCTTGTGGCCGGAATAAACAATCTTTTGAAACAGTTAGAACAGCGGGGCATCCCGATTTATGACTGGGACGACAGCGACCGGACACTTTACCGGCTGCAGATGCGCAGGGGAAAGGTTTTTTACCTTGCAGCGACAGAGGCCTTAGAACCGGAGGAGGAAAATCCGGAGAAAGAATGACATAAGGAGGGAATTTACAGTGAAGCAGCGTAAACCGAAGATCAGTCCGGATGAGGCCCGGCACAACGAGGAAATAGAAGCCTTGAGCAACTATTTAAGCCAGTACAGGAAGGCGAAGCGAAGAAAAGCCAGCCTGGAAAAACGGCTTATGGAAATAAGGGAGGATATGAAGCACCCGATCAGCGCGGTCGGGTATTCTCCGATTAATGCGCCAACGAACACAATCAGCGCAGGGAGCGCAAGTTTTACTTTTCGGACGACGGATTGTGAGCTCAAAATTTATGAGCAGGCAGACCAGGCCACGAAGGATCTTTTAAAAATCATGGATATTATGGATTATTTGGACAAGAGCAGCGACGAGCGCGAGGCCCTGGAGATTTACTACATAGACGGCCATACATGGGAATTTGTAGCCGAAAAAATGGAAATAAGCCGGAGCCAGGCTTACAACCTTCGCCGCGCAGGCCTTGAAAAGCTGCTCACTTTTAAGCGGGTAAAGGAGATTGTAAAAAATTTTGAGGAAGGGGAAGCTGATAAATAAAGACACCCCCTATAATACCCCCTGGTATTTTAAGATTTTTTAGATAGTATTTACGCGGCTTAACTGCAATGGATATGCACCAGGGCAGCGGGAATAATGGCAGGATATAAGGCAGGAGTGCTGTATACAGGCATAAGCAGAAGAAAAATAAAACTTTTTTATTTTTTGTACTGTTTTGGACTATTCAACGTGGTAAGATAGTAGTGCTGAAACAGAGGTAAAAAAACAGCCCACACACTGAGCCATAATAATTCTCCTTAGATAGGATTGCTTTGTATGTACCATTGCATATAGAACGGTCCTATTTCTATACACTTATTATATAGAGAACAAAGAGAACAGGAGAGTGTACGAGACATAGCAGGGGAAGAAGGCAGAGGAAGCGGGGCAAACGCAGCACACAAAGAGAAGCGGCCGCGCACTCTTATACACAGAGACAACGCGCAGAGAGAAGACGCTTACATTGTCAAGAGGGAAGCGCGGCGGCCATTGAGCGATGTGACGTTGTAACGGGGAGGCAGGACAGCAAGGCAGCCAGGGTGCGAGCGTAAAATATAAGGACACACCCAAAGAAAATTTAAAAAGGTACTTCCTGGCAATAATCTGCCTTGCGGGGCGGGGAAGGGCCGACATTTTTTTCTATAAAATCAAAAAAAATTTTGCCGTTTCGTTACGCGAAGCGGCTTTTTTAATACAAAAAACTGCCCGGAGCGATATGGTTTTAGCGGTTTTTGATACGTTAGGAGGTGATTTGATGCGGCTTGAGAAACGGAAACTTTCAGAGCTGAAGCCCGCAGCATATAATCCGCGCAAGGCGCTCAAGCCCGGCGACGCGGAATATGAGAAGCTGGCCGCCAGCATTGAGCGGCATGGTTACATAGATCCGATTGTTATCAACGAGGACGGAACAATCATAGGCGGCCACCAGCGCCGCACTGTTATGATGGACTTAGGATACGAGGAGGCCGAAGTCATTATAGTAAGCCTCCCCGATAAGAACGACGAAATCGCAGCGAACATTGCGCTGAATCAGATAAGCGGCGAGTTTGAGAAGGACGCCCTTATGGGCCTTCTTATACAGCTTGAAAGCGCCGGTTACGACACCCTGGCGGCGGGCTTTGACACCAACGACCTGGCGGAGCTTTTCGCGGAGGTTGATTTTACCCAGGAGGCCAACGACGACCACTACGACGTCGATAAGGCCCTGGAGGAGGCAGAGGAAACAGAGCCGATCACAAAGTACGGTGATATATGGCAGCTAGGAGAGCACCGGCTGATGTGCGGAGACGCTACGGACTTCTCGGACATTGGCATCCTTATGGCCGGTTCCGAGGCGGACCTTATTCTGACAGACCCACCCTATAACGTAGACTACGAGGCCAAGGACAAGTCCCTGGAGCGCAGCTATAAGCGGAACACTACCAGAACCACAAACGAAATCTTAAATGACAAGATGGCCGAGGACGATTTTTACAATTTCCTTTACCGCATTTTTTCAAATTATTGCGACGTCGCAAAAGCTGGAGCCGCTGTCTACGTGTTCCACGCAGACAGCGAAGGTCTGGCGTTCCGCCAGGCCTTCGCTGCTGCCGGATTCAAGTTAGCAGAGGTCCTTATTTGGGAAAAGAACCAGTTCGTCATAGGCCGCCAGGACTACCACTGGCGCCATGAGCCCATTTTATACGGCTGGAAGGAGGGCACCGCGCATTACTTCATTGACGACCGGTCACAGGATAATATTTTCATTGAAGATGACATCGACTTTAAGGCCATGAAAAAGGACGACCTGGTGGCGTACATTGAACGGATCCGGGAAGCGTTCATGGCCCGCACTTCCGTCCAGTTTGAGAAGAAACCGGCCCGCAGCGATATGCACCCGACGATGAAGCCGGTGGCCCTGGTTGGCCGCCTTATGGCCAACAGCAGCAGGCGCGGCGAGATTGTAGCGGACTTCTTCGGAGGATCCGGAACGACGCTGATCGCGGCGGAGCAGTTAGGGCGCGTTGCCTACCTTATGGAGATAAGCCCGAAGTATTGCGACGTCATTATAAAGCGTTGGGAGGAGTACACCGGCCGGAAGGCGATCCGGGTGAGAGGAGGCGACGCTTATGGCGGATGAGGAAAAGAGAGAGGTTACGGCGAACGGCGGCCAGTTTGTAAAGGTAGAAGTGATCGCGCAGCTTTTCGGAGTATCCGTCCGCAGAGTTCAGCAGCTTACACAGGAGGGCATCATAAGGACTACCGAGCTGCCGGGCCAGGGGCGGCGCTATGAGCTTGTGCCGACGATAAAGACATATATCCAGTATTTGAGCGACAAAGCCTACGGCAAGGGCCGATCCGAAAAAGAGGCGGAGCTTAAAGAGCAGAAGCTGCAGGCGGAGATCGCCTTAAAAGAATCCCAGGGCGAGCTGCACCGGATGCGCCGGGAGATTGCGGCCGGGAAATATATTGACATTGAGGAGGTCGCGCTGGATTATCAAAAGTTTTTTGTAGTATTTAAACGCTTTGCTTTGAGTATACCGGCGCGGCTTGTAAGCATGGTAAGCGACCAGGTATCGCCCGTAGAGGCCCGAAGGATTGAGAAGGAAATGACCGAGGAGGTCAAGCGGATGCTTAATTCCTTCGTTGTGGCCGGAGCCATAGAGAAACCGGAGGCGGAAAAGGGAAACGCCGGTGGTTAAGCCTAAACGCTTACGGATGCGGAAATACACCTGCAAGGAGTACATAAAGGGCGCGCTTGAATACTTAAAGCCCCCGGAAAGTATGACAGTATCAGAGTGGGCCGAAAAGTACAGAATCCTTGACAGCAAGACGTCGGCAGAGCCCGGCCCCTGGAGCAACGAGCGCACCCCGTACCTTAAGGGCATTATGGACGAATTTACAAATTATGAGACGGAAGAAATCATATTTGTAAAGCCGACGCAGGTAGGCGGGACGGAGGCCCTGCTTAATATGTTGGGATATGTTATCCAGCAGGACCCAAGCCCCACCGAGATCGTATACCCGACCGAAACGCTGGCGGAATCCGTTTCAAGCAAGCGTTTGCAGCCTATGATGCTGGCCAGCGAACCGCTGCGGAAGAAATACGACCAGAACAGCCCCATGCTTGAGCTTAACTTTTCGGATATGTTCGTAAAGCTGGTCGGTTCCAACAGCCCGGTGGGCGTTGCTTCCTTCGCCATGAAATATCTTTTCATTGACGAGATCGACAAGTTCCCAGGGGCCAGCAAAAAAGAGGCGGATCCAATAAGCCTGGCCGAAGAACGTACAAAGACATTCAGAGGCCGGAAGATTTTTAAGACTTCCACGCCGACCATAAGGACCGGCCACATCTGGAGAGCCAAAGAGAACGCCGACGCGGAAAAGCATTATTTCATCCCCTGCCCGCATTGCGGCGAATTTATAGAGCTTTCCTTTTCAAACCTTAAGTGGCCGGGCAAGGATAAGGATCTGGTAGAGGCCTACGGGGCGGAGAACATCCGGGAGCAGTTGGAAGCGTTGGAGGCGGATCAGGACAGCGAGGGATTGAGCGACGCAGACCGGGCGGAATTTGCCTTTTATGTTTGCCAGGAATGCGGCTGCATTATTACCGACCAGCAGAAGCAGCAGGCCGTAAAGCGCGGTCACTGGGAAACCGTAAAATCCCGCACCCAGTTTGTGAAAAAGGTTTGTTTTTGGATTAATACGCTTTACAGCCCTTTTGTTCGTTTCGCAGAGATCGCGAAGAAATTTATGGATGCGAAGGACGATCCGGAGCAGCTACAAAACTTCGTAAATTCCTGGCTTGCAGAGCCCTGGGAAGATACCAAACTTAAGACCAGCGCAGAGCTTGTGCTTGAGCGCCAGACGGAGCTGGCCGCCTACGTTGTACCGGAATGGGCGAAACTTCTTACGGGAGGCGTAGACGTACAGGAAAACAGCGTTTACTGGACCATAAGAGCCTGGGGCGACTATATCACAAGCCAGAACATAGCGCATGGCCAGGCCTACGGCTTCGCGGAGGTTGAGGCCGTAATGAACATGGAATATAAGACGCCTTCCGGCGTTCCGATGGTAGTAAACCTTTGCCTGGTTGACTCCGGCAACGACACCGACAACGTATACGATTTTTGTGCGCTTAACGCCGACTGGGCGCTGCCTTGCAAAGGTTCCAGCAACCCCATGCAGAACCATTTTAAATTGAGCACAGTCAATAAAGATAGTTCCAAGGCTTACGGTATGAACCTTGTAATCGTCGACGGCGGAAAGTACAAGGACATGATCGCCGGACGGCTTCGGAAACCAAACGGCCGAGGGAGCTGGATGGTTTACCAGGGCTGTGACGAGGAATACGCGCAGCAGGTAACGGCGGAGCACAAAATCAACGTAAAGAACGGCACCAAGATCCGGCAGGAATGGGTGCCGAAAAGCAGCCATTCAGACAATCATTATTTAGACGCGGAAGTTTACGCGCTGGCGGCGGCCGACACCCTGGGCGTCCGGATGCTTCATCTGACCACGATACAAGAGCAGAATCAAGAGCCGCCAAAGAAGCCGGAGCCGCCATCGGCGGAAGAAAACTGGATCCGAAGCAACGAAGAATGGGTATAAGGAGGAAACAGGATGGCGGATACACCAACACCACAGGAAATGTTAAACCAGGTAAACGCGGCCATAACAAACGTACTGGCAGGCGGACAGTCTTACAAGATTGGCTCCCGGCAGCTTAACCGGGCGGATCTTGCCAAACTTTATGAGATGCAGCGGGATTTACAGGCCCAGGTGGCCAGTGGGGTTCCTGGGCTTCTGGATGATTGCTACGTCGCGATATTTGAAGGAAGGTAGAAGCTGATGGGCAATTTTTTAGACAAAGTAATTGGTTTTATATCTCCGGAAGCCGGAGCCAGGCGGGAGGCATGGCGGCGTAATTTGGAGGAAATGCGGCACTACGATGCCGGAAATCATGACCGGCTTAACGCCGGGTGGATTGCCTACAATCAATCGGCAGAACAGACAGACCGCCATAACAGGGACACCGTAAGGGCCAGAGCGCGGGACCTTGAGCGCAACAGCGATATGGCGAACAGCGTGATCGGAGCCTATAAGCGTAATATCGTAGGCCTGGGCGTTACCCTGCAGGCGAACACGCCAAGCGAGAGATTGAACGATGCCATAGAGGACGCCTGGAAGGAATGGTGCAAAAAGCAAAATTGTGACGTTACAGAAACGCAGAGTTTCTCCCAGATGACCAGGATGGCCGTCGAGCGCAAGAAGGTAGACGGAGGAATCCTTTTTAAGAAGTGCTATCTTCGCGGGGGCGGCGTTGTTCCGTTCCGATTACAGGCCCTGGAGGTTGACGAGTTGGACGCTACGGCCACCGTACCGCATACCAAAGGAAACCGGGTGATCGGCGGCATTGAGTATAACAGTTACAACAAGCCGATGGGCTACTGGATCAAGCAGTACAGCATAGACGGATTTTCTAATATTGAGCCGGTTTACGTTCCGGCAAAAGATATGATTTTCGTTTTTTCCAAGCGCAGGCCATCCCAGATCCGGGAGATGAGCGACTTAAGCCCGACCATTTCCAGAGTCCGGGACACGAACGAGTTTATGACGGCCGTAAGCGTAAAGGAACGAATCGCGGCCTGCCTATCGGTATTCATTAAGAAAACCATACCGACGACGGGCCTCGGACGCGGAAACGTACCACAGCAGCGCGGTCCGCAGTTGACTTACGAGGGGAAAACCATAAGCCCTGGCATGATTAAGGAATTGAACGCTGGCGACGAAATCCAGGTAGTAAACCCCACCGGCCAGGCAACGGACGCGGCAAGCTATGTTAAGCTGCAGCAGCGGCTTATAGGAGCAGGGCAGGGCTTAAGTTACGAGGCGACCAGCCGTGACATGAGCCAGAGCAATTATAGCAGCGCCCGCCAGGGCATCATTGAGGACGAACAGACCTATATAGAAGACCGGGAGCTTTTCGATGAGTTCCGGGACGAGGTATATGAAACTTTTATCATATCCGGCGTTCTTTCCGGTTTGTTCGATATACCAGACTTCTGGGATCCGGAGAAAAAGAAGAAGTACCTGGACCATGAATGGATCGCAGCGCCTAAACGTTGGATTGATCCGCTTAAAGAAGTACAGGCCATGAAAACCGCCGTACAGACCGGTCAAAAGACCTTCCAGCAGGCAGCAGCCGAAAACGGAAAGGACTGGAAAGACATGGTAGACGATATGGTCGAGGTTTTAGAGTATGGCCGCAAAAAAGGCATTGAGTTAGGAGGTGTAATTTATGACAGAGCAGCGAAGGAACTGGATCCGAACAGTGACCCGGAGCCAATACCGCCGCAGGGCGGTGCAGGAGCCCCAGGAACCCCACAAACCGGAGAAAGCGGAGAAACCACCCCAGGAGCAGCCCAAAACGCCCAAGGAAAAGCCGCAGGAGGGCAAGAAATCGGAAAATCAGCAGGAGAAGCCGGTGACGAAAAAGGGAAGTAAGTCTTTTACGCGGGAGCTTTCCGGATGCGCGATCCGGGCTATGGAGGGCGAAGGAAATGAGCGCAAATTCATTTTAAGCTTTTCAAGCGAGGAGCCATACAACAGAGGCTGGTGTATTGAAATATTAGACCACAGCCCCGGAGCCGTAAACCTTACCCGTTTAAATGAAATTGGCGTCCTTCTTTTCAATCATAAGCGGGACAACGTTCTGGGAAAGATTAACCGGGCATGGATTGAAGGCAGCAGAGGCTATGCAGAAATAGAATTTGATACCGACGATGCTGCCGAAGTCATTTACCAGAAAGTTAAGTCCGGAACACTTAAGGGTGTTTCTGTTGGCTACCTTATTGAGAGTATCGAGGAAGTACGACCGGGAGGCACCAGCGCAGACGGACGTTTTTCTGGCCCTTGCGACGTCGCAAGAAAATGGATCCCGTATGAAATTTCTATTGTTTCCGTTCCGGCAGACCCTACGGTCGGTGTTGATCGGGAATTTGAAACAGACGAACCAAAAGAGAAGCGCGCGCCGTCCCTTTATGAGCGGCAGCTTCAAATAAATATCAATAAAACTTTATAGGAGGTAGACACACCATGAACAAGAGACAGCAGAGAGCCATGAAGATCGCCGCACAGCAGGCGCTTGTGAATGGCGCTGCAGGCAGAGAGATGACCGCCGAGGAAAGCGCGCAGTTTGAAAACCTGCAGAAAGAAATCAATGCCTTGACCCTTGAGATTGAGGCAGAGGAGAGGCAGCAGGACCAGGGAATGGCATCATCCCGGATAGCAGGAGAAAGCAACGGAACCGGAGACGGACAGCCTGCAGCGGCACCCCGGAACCAGAGAAATCTGGAAGACCAGGATGCGGCGAACAGAGCGGTGGCAGCAGAGCGCCAGAGGGTACAGGACATCACCGTCATGTGCCGTGATTTTAACGTTGACCCTGCGGACCATATCCGCGACGGGCACACTGTAGACCAGGTAAGAGCTGCTATCCTGGAAGGCATGAGGCAGACTGGAGTACCGGCCAGTGTACAGGTCACCAGAGACGAAGGCGACACTTTCCGCCAGAGAGCGACGGACGCGCTGGTGCTTCGTTCCGGCATCCGGCTGGAGCACCCGGCCGAGGGCTGCAATGAGTTCAGAGCGATGAGTCTTAGAGATCTGGCTATTGAGTGCCTAAGCAGAGAAGGGCAGAATACCGGTGCCCTTTTGAGAATGAGTCCCGATCAGATTTACGGAGAATTAAGCCGCCAGTTTTACAACCCTAGTGCATCTTTCCCGGCTATTTTAGACAGTACGATCCGAAAGAGCATCGTCCATCTGTATAATACGGTTCCGACCACCTTCCAGGCTTTCACCAGCAAAGGAACGCTGAAGGACTTTAAGGAAACCGCAGATCATGAGTACGTGATCGGAGGCGTTGGTGACTTCCTTTTGGTGCCGGAGAACGGAGAAATCAAGCCGGATAAGCCGCGCACTGAAATGCTGCCGACCCGTAAGCTTGATACCTACGGGAAGCAGTTCAGCATGACGCGCCAGGCTTTTATCAACGATGATATAGGCTTTTTGACCGAGGTGCCGGGCTTATACGCCACCGCTGCGAAGAAAACCATTGATAAGCAGGTCTATAAGATTTTGTTCAACAATGCGAAAATTTTCGACGGCGTAGCGCTTTTTGCGGAAAAGCACAAAAACCTTATGAAAACCGGTTCCAGGCCTTCCCAGGCGTCTATCCAGGCGATCATCACCAAGATTCAGAAGCAGACAGACCAGTTCGGAGAAGCTATCTATGTAACGCCGCGTACGATTGTCGTACCGATTGGCTACGAGTTCGATCTGGCCGTTATTCTTCATTCCACGCAGATCACCGGAAGCGCCAATAACGACATTAACCCGCTTTACAACTACCCGCTGCAGATTGTACAGAGCCCGGTGCTTAACGGCCTGGCAGGAACGGGAGCTTGCCCCTGGTTTATGTTCGCAGACGCGGCCAGTGCGAGAGGCATCCAGGTGGATTATTTGAACGGACAGGAAACCCCGACCGTAAGACGTATGGAGGTTCCGGGTACGCTCGGCTTCGTATGGGATATTTACCTTGACTGGGGTATTTCCGTAAGAGACTTTAGAGGAATTGCCATGAATCCGGGCGTTGTCCTTCCGAGTGAGGAATAAAGAAAAGAGGAGGTTAGAGGACTATGAGTAAAGCAGAATACTGGCAGCGCGGGGAAGCTATTGACTTCGTAAACAATACCACCGCCAAGATTGACGCCAATGAGATCGTAACATTTGGAGCGCGAATCGGAGTAGCAGGAACCCCCATCGAGGTCGGGGAAACCGGTACCCTTCACGTTTTCGGAGTTTTTGAGATGCCCAAGACCAGCGCTAACGCCATCAGCGAAGGCGTGACCGTATATTTTGACGGAACTGGCATCACCGAAGCAGCAGACGATGGAGGAACCGGCGATGCAAAGGAAACATATATTTGCGCTGGATATGCGACGGAGGCAGCCGCTGCATCTGATCTCACGATTAAGGTCAAGCTTTTAGGTTGATGAAAAAACGCTTAATTGCCACTGTTCCCATTCTTTACAGTAATGAGCAATACCAGCCGGGAGAGGCACTGCCGACCACCGACCCGGCCTACGTTTCCGCGTGGTTTGAAGCGGGGGCGGCTGTTTGGGAGAATGAGAGCGACGGTATCAAGAAGAGCACAGAAGCAAAGAGTTCTGCTAAAGCGCAGCTTCTGACAGCCCCGGCCGGAGCAACCGGTCTTGCTCAGCCCGCCACCGGAGCGGAGGAGAATCTGGCCGGGAAAGTACCAGGCAGGAGGGCTCGCGGAGCCGTAAAGGAGAAATCCAAGAGGCTCCCGAAATTACCGGCTTGACCTTTAAGGAAATTATTCGCGCCGACATTGATAACGTATTTATAAATCCGGACGAGTTCGCGGCCGGCCATACGGTCAACGGGAAAAAGATGCCGATTATTATCGACAATAACGAATTGATAGAGCGGGCAAAGAGCATTAAAAGTAACATGGACGGGATATACGTTAAAACAACGCTTATCTATGTAAAAGCTAAGGACTTTGGAGCCCTTCCGCAGGTGGGCGGTGCCTTAAACCTTGACGGGAAAATATTTAAGGTTACGGACGCATCCAACGAGGACGGGCTTTACAGTATCCATCTGGAGGCGAATCGGAGTTGATAACTTATGAATACGATCGGAACACACTGGCGAGGGTTGAGAAGAAACTGGGGAGCCTTAAATCCGAGGCCCCGAAGGCGCTTAAGAACGCCATCAACCAAACGGCCAAGCAGGCTAGGAAGGATCTGGCGACAGAGGCACAGAAAACTTATGTTGTAAAATCCGGTCGGTTTAATAAGGCCATGACAATAAAGAATGCGACCCAGGGCTCACTGGAGGCTATCATAAAGGCCACCGGTGCACCGATGGAACTGAAAGATTATAAGGTTAGTCCGGCGACCGCCAGAACCGGAGCAAACCGGCCAGACCTTACGAAAGCGAAGGTACTGAAAGCCGGATCCATGAAAGGCTTGCAGAAAGGAAATATAAAAGCCTTCGTAGCCAAGTTTTCCAGCGGCCATGCTTCGGTGGCACAGCGGCGAGGGAGCGCCAGGCTTCCGCTCAAGGTTTTGTTTTCTAACAGTATTCCTAAAATGTTGGGGAACGAAAAACGGGTATACGGCATCGTCCGGCCGACGATTGAGCAGAACCTGCAGGAAAACGTAGATAAGCAAGTAAGAAAGATTTTGGAGGCGTAAGAGATGGTGGCGACATTTTTACAGGACGACCTGGTGGCGGAGCTTAAAGAGATTTTCGACGGCTTCTGCCTTAAGAACCCCCAGGGGGAGTGGAGTGAAATAAATGTATTTCCCCAGGCCCTGCCGATACCGGCACCCGTAGCCCCGCCAGAGGACACGGATCCGGAGATTATAGAGGAGGGCCTGGCCGATACGGATCCGGTAAAGGTTGAAGATCCTTACCCCTATGCGATTGTACGCATCCAGGACGGCAAGATCGAAACCATAGACGGAGCCCAGAACGTAACAGTCCTTATTATTTTGGGTGTATACGATGAGAGCCTGGAGAACCAAGGACACAAAGACGTTTTAAACATGATACAGAAAATATATGAGCGTTTCGCCAAAAACGCCATATTAGCCGGGAAGTACGAGCTTTTACACCCGATAGAATGGACCTTACAGGAGGAAGAAAGCTACCCGTACTTTATCGGAGGAATTGCTTTGAATTTTGGTACATTACCGATCAGAAGGGAGGATCCATTTATATGAGCATCAAGAAACCCGTAGCAGCGGCTGCAGAGCCGGTGGCATACATAGGACCGGATCTTAAAAACATTGCCATTAATGGCACAGTTTACGTTTGCGGTCTTCCGAAGGCACTGCAGGAGAAAATCGAGGAAATACCGGCCATTAAAGGTCTGGTGGTTCCAATTTCTAACCTGGCAAATGCAGGAGTAGCAATCAGAACCCAGGGAACGGCTCTTAATAATTTGTATAATGCCGTTTGCGCTAAGCTGCAGCATCAGCAGGAGAAATAAAAGTAGAGGAGGAAAAGCAAAATGGCATACAATCATGGAGTAAGAGTCCAGGAAAACAAGACCAGCTTAACCACGCCGCGCAATGGTACGGCAGGGCTGCAGGTTATTATTGGCGTGGCGCCGGTAAACCTTGCAGAGGACCCCTACGATGCCACCAATAAGCCGAAAATGGCGTATAGCTTTGCAGAGGCAAGCGCGGCGGTAGGCTACTGTGACGATTTTGAAAACTATAATATTTGCGAATCTATCGACGCATCTTTCAGAGTTTTAAATATTGCGCCGATTGTACTTATTAATGTACTTGACCCCAGGACACATCGTAAAGTACTGACAGAACAGACAGTAGTGGTTACAGAAGGACAGGCTGTAGTAAACACTTTCGGAATTTTGGCTGATACGCTGGTCGTAAAGACCGGCGACCGAACCATGACGGCCGATACCGACTATCTGATAACTTTTGACGATGAAGGCATGGCGGTTATTACGCTGGTAGACGCGACCGGGATTACAGAGCTTACTGTTTCTGGCTACGTTATTGATCCTACGTTGATTACTTACCAGGACATCATTGGCGGATACAATGTAAGCACCGGAGAGGAAAAGGGGATGGAGGTTATCCGGCACGTTTTCCCGAAGCTGCAGCTTACTCCTGGTCTTCTGGTTTGCCCTGGATGGAGCAAGCAGCCTAACGTAGGTGCGGCTATTGCGGCAAAATGTACCGGAATTAACGGCGTATTTTCCTGCGAGGCGGTCGTAGACCTTGACACCACTGAGGACAGCGGAGCCCGTAAGTATACCGACGTTCTGGCTGTAAAACAGGCTTCAGGGTTTGTAAGCGAGCATCTGGACGTTGAATGGCCCTGCGTAAGGATTGGGGAGAAAATCTATCACGCCAGCGCCATAAAGGCTGCGCTGATTGCCTATACCGATGCAGGCAACGACGACGTGCCTTCATTGAGCCCTTCCAATAAGGCGGTGGGTATTTCCGGCCTTTGCCTTGAAGATGGAACGGAGGTTATTTTAGACGAGCAACAGGCTAATGTTGTGAACAGCTATGGTGTGTGCACGTTTAATAATTTCTCCGGATGGACCACCTGGGGAAATAATACGGCCATTTATCCGGCTTCCAGCGATCCGAAAGACCGTTGGCTTTGCTGCCGCCGCTTCTTTAGCTGGTGGGGAAACTCTTTTATTCTGACTTATCACGAGAGGGTGGACGATAGCAATAATCCGCGCTTGATTGAAGCCATCGTTGACGATGAAAACGTAAAGGGTAATTCCTATGTGGCCCAGGGTAAGTGTGCTGGAGCGTATATCGAATGGCGTGAGGACGAGAACACAGTCAACGATATTATGGCTGGAAAGATGCGCTTTTTGCATCACCTGGCACCCTGGACACCGGCAGAAGATATTCTGGATGTTCTGGAGTTTGATCCAGAGCTTTTGGAAGCAGCATTTACAGGAGGTGAAGCATAATGTTAGCTACGAAAATTAACGCTTACAATGTTTACAACGCAGGCACCAGACTGGTCGGGCTTTCTGACGAAGTAACCCTGCCGGACTTTGAGGCGCTGACAGAAACAATCAGTGGTCCGGGTTTCCTGGGGGAGATTGATGAACCGCTTTTAGGGCATTTTGGGGCTTCAGAAATTGAAATCCCGTTTAGGACTTTAAACGAAGAAATGTTCGGACTTCTGGCCCAGGGAAGCGCCGTAAACCTTACCCTGCGGTTGAGTACGCAGGCGATCCAGGAGTCCACGATGGAGACCGATTTTATGCCGAGCCGGGTGGTTATTAAGGGTAAAAGTAAGGGATTTACGGGCGGTAAGGTAAAGCAGGGCAACGGCACCGGTTCCTCAGCGAAGATAGAGATTCTTTATATTTTGATTGAGGTAAACGGAAAAAAGAAATTTGAACTCGATAAACTGAATTTTGTTTACAAAGTAAACGATGCTGATCTTCTGGTGAAGGTAAGAAAGCAGGTGTAAAAGTATGGAGAATTTAAAGGACATGAAGCAGCAGGAAACAGCGGTTAAGGAGCCCATAGCAGAGGTTCCGGAAGAGCAGGAGGAAAATAAGTATTTAATCAAGTTCCGCAAACCGTTTGTATGGGAGGATAACACCTATACAGAAATCGACTTGAGCGGTCTGGAGGATATGAGCGCCAGAGATATGATCCAGGTGCAGCGCACGATGGAGAGGTCCGGTAGTATTAATGTTTTGCCGGAAATGTCCTTAGAGTATGCCTGCATTTTCGCCAGCAAGGCCACGAAGATGCCGGTCGAGTTCTTCCAGGCAATGCCGCCGAAGGAAGCAATCAAGATTAAGAACAAGATTACAAATTTTTTCTACGGCGAGGATTAAAGTCGACAGACGGCGCACATCTTCGTAAATTGACGGTTAGACTTTCCATTTTGATGAGGACAGGCCTCGACACCATCGAGGACCTGTCTATTTTTGAGCTTATCGAAATAGCAAAGGAGGTGGCGGAGGTGTATGGCAAGTAGCGGTAAAGAGCTTGAGCTTGCTATAAAAATAGCGGGAAAAGTAGAATCATCTTTTACGGGAGCCTTGAGTGCAGCCGCGAAGGAAATCACCAGCCTCACAAAGACCATGACCGCTGCAACTACCGCAGCTGCAGCAGCAGTCGGAGCAATAGCCGTCGCCGCCGTAAACGTCGGAAAAGAATTTGAAAGCGCCATGAGCCAGGTGCAGGCTACGATGCTTATAGACACTTCCACGGAAGAAGGAGCGGCAGCATACGCTACGCTGGAGGAAGCCGCCAGGGAATGTGGACGATCCACTGCTTTCTCGGCTACGGAGGCGGCCGAAGCACTAAATTATTTAGCCCTTGCGGGGTACGATGCTGATAAGGCAGCAACTGCGCTGCCTACGGTCTTGAGGCTTGCGGGAGCGGGCGCTATGGATCTAGCAGCGGCCAGTGATATGGTAACGGACAGTATGTCTGCCTTGCAAATTGAAGCTACGGAAGAGAACTTAAACAGCTTCGCCGACCAGATGGCTCAGACAGCATCAAAAGCAAATACTTCCGTGGCGCAGTTAGGTGAAGCGATTTTAACAGTCGGAGCTACCGGCGCCAATCTTGCAGGAGGCACGACAGAGTTAAATACCGCACTCGGCATTCTTGCCGACAACGGCTTAAAGGGAGCAGAAGGAGGAACACATTTAAGGAACGTTATTCTTTCTTTGCAGAGTCCAACGGATAAAGCGGCAGAAGCGCTGAATAATATGGGAATCAGCGTATACGACGCCAAGGGAAACATGAGAGGTCTCAGCGATATTTTTGGGGACTTAAATACAGCTATGGCCAGTATGACGCAGGCTGAAAAGGATAACGTAATAGGTACTATTTTCAATAAAACAGACCTTACATCAGCAAACGCCCTGCTGGCGAATTGCACCGACCGGTGGGACGAGTTGTCCGTAGCCATTGAGAACAGCGCCGGAGCTTGCGAAGATATGTATGGAATCCAGCTTGACAACCTGGATGGCGATATAAAAATCCTTCAGTCCGGGCTTGCCGATTTGGGGATCAGTATTTACCAGGATTTGAACGGGCCGCTACGCTCCATGACACAACTTGCAACGAGCATGGTCGGGGAATTATCCGCAGCTTATAGCGAAGGTGGCCTGGAAGGGATGGTCGGCGCTATTGGCGGCTGCCTTTCCCAGGCTGTAGACGTTATAGCGGGGTATGTTCCGCAGGTTGTTTCTATGGGCGTAAACCTTATAAGCAGCTTTGTCCAGGGAATAGCTGATAATGCGGGAGCACTTGCAGATGTAGGCGCCCAGGCATTGACTGTTTTTATAGACGGTCTTTTTTCGTTGGTTCCGCAGGTTTTACTTGCAGGAATTGACATTGTAACGGAGATTGTAAGCGGTATAACCAGTCAGCTTCCGACGCTGGTTGAAAACGGCACTCAGGCAATCACGAATTTTGTAAATGGAATAACACAGCGGCTACCCATTATTATCTCTACGGCGCTTACGTTGGTACAGACTTTAGTAAGCAGCATAGGGACCAATGCTCCGATGCTTATCTCGGCGGCGGTTCAGCTTATCGGTAATCTGGCAACAGGTCTTGTTTCAATGTTGCCCCGGTTATTACAGATGGGAATACAGCTTATTTTGAGTTTGGCGCAGGGAATTTTATCAAATCTGCCGTTAGTTCTGCAGATAGGCGCACAGATTATTGTAAGTCTCGTAAACGGTCTCGTTTCAATGCTGCCCATGATTATACAGGGTGGAATACAGTTAATTGTGAGTCTTCTGCAGGGCATTATTCAGAATTTGCCGGTCATTATGCAGGCGGCTGTACAAATTGTAATGGCTTTGATAACAGGCTTATTTTCTGCGATACCACAGCTTGTCGCGGGGATGGCACAGCTTCTGGATGCTATTATTGACACAATCCTTTCAACGGACTGGCTCCAGATCGGAAAGGATATGATAGCCGGAATTGCAGACGGTTTTATTTCCGGTTTTACAAAGCTGGTAGATAACGTAAAGGGATTGTGGTCTGATTTTACTGGCTGGCTGTTTGGAGAAGGAGACAACGCAGCAGCGGCAGCATCCGGCGAGGGGGTGGCCACCAGCTATGCGAGCGGCATTACTTCAAATTCAGAGGCAGCCACAGCAGCGGCAAATTCCATGATTGCGTCCAGCTTTTCAGCGACGGATTACTCGGCGGCAACGGCATCCGGAACGGCCGGAGCAAACGCTTATACGACCGGCCTTACGGATGGACTGGCTGGCTATACGTTTGATACTTCCAGTATTGGACTGGATACCAGCGCACTGACGGCCAATCTTAACACCACTGGCACGGAGAGCGGATCAGCCTTTATGACGAGCCTTGATAGCAGCATCGGAGCTTATACGTTTGACGCTTCCAGCATTGGAATTGATACAAGCGCATTGACGACCAACCTGCAGGCAGCCGGAATGGCCGGAGGAGAAGCACTTACTTCCGGTCTTACCACTTCGCTGGCAGGTGTGAGCGTGGATACATCCGGTCTTGTAATTGACACAACAGGGCTTACGACGGGCTTTACAACAGCCGGCACGGCAGGCGCGATGGCGCTGAGTACCGGAATCAGCAACAACGCCGCCACAGTTACAGCGGCTGCCACTACCCTGGCGACCGAGGTGAATACATCTTTAGACGCCGGATGGAGCACGGCCCGGAGCAGCGCAGAAAGCGCCATGAGCAACCTGGCCGCGACGGTTACGTCGAAAGCTCAAGCAGCGGCTCAGGCAGTAAAATCTGCATTTGAGAATATGACCATAACCATCCCACGGCCGCGCATCCCGGTGATTAGCGTTTCGACAAGCTCTGTTTCATACGGAGAAGGTGGAAATGTAAGTGTTCCGCATTTTTCAGTAAGCTGGAACGCCCTGGGTGGTATCTTCGGAGAACCGACGATACTAAATACCGCGAACAATGGTCTGCAGGGAGTGGGCGAAGCAGGGCCGGAGGCAGTTCTGCCACTTGATACCTTGTGGAGCAAAATGAAAAGCATTCTTTCCGATGCCATTAAACAGAGCAGCGGAGGCGGCATCATTGAAGCGCTGTTGCAGAGGTTACAGGGAATCGGAAACGGTGGCGGAGGCGGAGGCTTCGGACCGGAGCTTGCGGGAGCAGGCGGACCGAATATAACTTACGCGCCAGTCTATCATTTGCATGGCAGCGCGACGAAAGAGGATGCAGTCCAGGCGGAGAAGATGAGTCAGACAGAATTTAACAAAATGATGAAACAGTGGAAAAGGGAAAACGACAGAACCATGTTTTAAAGGAGGTTTTAGGGATGGCCAGAAAGGAGACCTATACCACGGTCCAGGGAGACACCTGGGACAATATCGCCTTGCAGGTATACGGCGATGAAAGACATGCCGATTACTTGATGCAGAGCAATTACGCCTTTTTGGAAACCCTCGTTTTTTCCGCAGGAGCCGTCCTTAGTACCCCGGCGCTGCCGGAGGAACAGGACGGAGATCTGCCTTTATGGCGAACCGGGGAAGCCGGGGACATAGATCCATATGATGAATAGGAGAGCACGCCGTGGAAGTAAGCACACCAAGGAAAGCGATAGTAAATGTTACATATACCCCGAAGGGAGCAAAGTCTATTCAGACAGCAGAGGAAATAGCAAAATACATAGAAAGCTTTTCTTATGTTGATGCAGCCACCAGCCAGTCTGACACGATGAGCCTTAAGGTTTGCAATAAGGATCTTCGGTGGGCAGATAAATGGCTGCCGAAAAAGGGCGACAAGATAGTTGCAAAAATAAACTTATATAGCTGGGATGCTGAGGGAAAAGACAATACATTCACTTGCGGGAAATTCTGCTGTGATGATCTTACTTTTAGTGGACCGACACTTGTCTGTAAAATTGGGGGTGTATCTGTTCCGGAAAACCAGGCTTTCCGTGCGACACAGCGAACGAAAACATGGGAAAAGGTTACTATACAGGAAATTGCAAGAAAAATTGCCGGCCGGTATAACCTTACGCTGTTTTATGATGCAAAAAAAATATATATAGCTGATATGGAACAGAATAAGCAAACTGATTGCGACTTTTTGAATAAACTCTGCGAGGATTATGGGCTGTATATAAAAGTTTATTATGGGAAAATCGTAATTTATGACATTGGGGATTATGAATCTCAAAAATCCGTCACGACTTATAGTATAGATGACTTTGAATCATGGACTTATAATACGACGCTGACAAGTACATATACAGGAGCAACGATTAAATATGCCAAAGGTGATGACGATACAGAATTAACATTTACTGTAGGATCCGGAAAACGGATTTTAAATATTAACGAAAAGGTGGACAGCCTGTCCGACGCTCAGATAAAGGCCTGCGCGAGGGTAAATAAGGAAAACCGGAATGCAATTACAATGAGTGCAACAATCAAAGCAAATCATAAAGTAGCTGCAGGAGTATGCATCGAAATCAAAGATGCCTATAATCTTAACGGAAAATATTTTGTAGATAAAGTAACCCATAACATAGAAGCCGATGGGGCATATACCATGAATCTTGACCTGCACAAAGTGCAAGCCAGGATTACAAAGTAATAGGGGGAGAATATGGAAAATATCAGAATCGGAAAGATTTCAAGTATTGATTATGAAAAAGGAATGGCTAAAGTGATGTATTCAGACCGTGATGATGCCGTTACGAAGTTGTTACCAATACTTACTTTTAACGATGAGTATAAAATGCCACAGATTGGAAGTCATGTCCTTGTTGTACATCTTAGTAATGGTTCAGAGCTGGGTTATATTTTGGGAGGATATTGGAACATTGCGCATGCACCGGGTAAAACTGGAAAAGGCGTTTTTCGAAAAGAGTATGGTAGCAAACCTGGAATGGCATATTGTGAATACAATGATGAAAACAAGATACTTAAGATACATAGCGATAAAATAGTGCTTAGTTGTGCTGATGGGGAGATAACAGTGGAAGAAATTATAAGAAAGTTGGCAAATTTATAGGTTATCTTCGAAAATCGGAGGTCGAAATGGCGATTGGGAACTTAGGAAAACTTATTACTTTTGAAACAAGTGATGCACGAATATTAAGTTTTTCGAACTTTAAGCGGGAAGTATCTGGCAGATGGGCCGTGCATTCGCGCATTGGGAAAAAGCCATTGCGTCAGTTCCTGGGGTCGGACATAGATAAAGTGACATTTACTATCAAGGTGGATGCGAGGCATGGCGTAAAACCCAGGAATACGATAGATGCTATCGAAAAATATGTAGAGAACGGTATCCCAGATATACTGGTAATCGGCGGCAAAAAGGTTGGCAGCAATAAAATGACAATCAGTAGTGTGAGCGAAACATGGGATGAAATATGGAATGCGGGCGAGCTTATAAGGGCTTCTTTGGATCTTACTATGGAGGAGTATCCGGAATAGCAACAGAAAGGGCAGAAAATATGGCAGTAGTATTTGTGGGATTTGACTATATGAATGAAGAAATTGTGGCTGAAATAAAACGTAATGTTACGGCACTCCTTGAAACGCCGGAAGGAAGCTGTCCTGGGGATCGGGCATATGGTATTTCATTTGATTTTGTTGATATGCCAATTAATGTAGCTAAAAACCTTGCAGCATTATCAGTTATTGATAAGCTGGAAGTTTACGAACCCAGAGTGGAATTAAAGGAGATTACAACAGAAACAGATCTTGAAAGCGGACACCTTAAAAATATTTATTTAATTGGGCCTAATAAAGATTATGAGGAAACAGAAGCTGATGAAGAGTGAGGAGGGATTATGTGTCAGACTTACTAGAGAGTATAAAGGATTTACCGGACATTAGTTTTATTGATAATCTTACCTTATCGGATGTACAGTCTCTTATTATTAATGCTTTTTATAGTTATTATAAGGAGGCCACAGGCAAACGAATTACTCTGGCAAGGGCAGATCCATATCGCATTATGATGCTTTCCTGTGCCCAGATTATTTATCAAGGGCTGCAGCAGGTGGACAAGGCGGGGAAGATGAATTTTCTGAAATATGCTTATGGGGATTATCTCAGAAATTTAGCTGCGCTTAAGAATGTTACAGAGAATGAACCGGAGAGAGCTATTGCACAGGTTTGCTGGAAACTTTCTCAGGCAAGGGAAGCGGCAACACCTATCCCGGCTGGAAGCAGGGTTACAGCAGATTATGCAGTGTACTTTGAAACAGGGGGTTACGTTGAAATACCGGCTGGAGAAACTGAAATTACAATCATGATGTATTGTACTGAAGCGGGAGAACAGGGGAATGGTTATATGCCCGGAGAATTAAACACAATGGTTGACCCAGTACCGTTTATTGATAGTGTAACCAATATAAGGACTACGAGTGGGGGAACTGGGATAGAAACAGATCAGAGCATAGCGGAACGGACATTTCTGGCCCCGTCAAGCTATTCAACAGCCGGACCAGATGATGCGTATATATATCATGTGAAAAATTATAGCAGCGATATTGGCGATGTTGTAGCTACTTCGCCGACACCGGGTGTGGTAGATATACGCTTTATAATGAGTGACGGCTCTATTCCGGATGACACGCTCATTGCAGAGATGACAGAACATTTACAGCAACGGGGGAAACGTCCGCTTACGGATTTTGTGCAGGTGGCTGCTCCGGAAATAGTGCCTTATAATGCAGACTTTACATATTATATTAATACGAGTGACCGCGCTTCAGCCATGCAAATACAGCTGCAGGTGTCAGATGCTGTTGATAAATATTTGCTATGGCAGAACTCAGGAATAGGACGGGACATTAATCCGGATGAATTAATGGCTTATCTTAAAAAGGCAGGCATAAAACGTGCAATTATAAGGGAACCTGCATTTACTGTTTTAACAGATACACAGGTGGCTCAAACTGCCCGTAAGAATATTGTGTATGGAGGGCTTGAAAATGATTAATTATTATGATGGTCAAATTGCAGATATTATGCCTCATAATCTGATGGATGCTCCCGCTTCGCAAGCGTTTAGTTATGCTATCAGGGAAGGTACCAGACTCCTGCATAGATATACACAGATTTGCTATGCATACTGCAGTATAGATACTGCTCCGGACAAGGTTTTAGATTTATTAGCCAAGGAACTTAGAACCCAGTATTACAATGACAGCCTTGATATTAACACAAAACGGAGTCTTGTCCGCAATACCTTGATATGGTATATGACAGCCGGAACCCCGGCAGCCGTTGAAGAGTTAGTGACGGTGGCGTTCGGAGAAGGAAAGGTCGTAGAGTGGTTCGAGTATGATGGAAAACCATACTGGTTTAAAATAAGAACCAGTGCAATTTTAAACCAGGAGCTGGTGACATACTTTTGGGAAATGATCAAAAGGGTGAAAAATACAAGAAGCCATTTAGAGGCACTTGAAATTGAGCGACATACTGGAAATGTGGTGTTTGCTGGTTGCGGAACCATTGCAGTTTACCATCCGGCCCCGATTATTGACGGGCATAAAATGCAACATAAAGCTATGCAGACTATTTTCACAGGTATGACAGGGACAACGGGGTATTATCCAGCTGCAATTTTTGATGGGCATAAGGCACAACGGAAAATTTCACAAAATACTCATGCAGGTGAGGCAGAGATGGCAAAATATTATCCGGCTGCCATCCTGCATGCATAACCGAAAGGAGGAATAGGATATGCCGCAGCCATTTAATAATGCAATTATGACTGATCATGGAGCTGCGTTACTTACAAAAGCTCAGGCCGGGGAGTGCAGGATAGAATTTACACGTATTGCTGTTGGAGATGGAATCTATAGCGACGAAGAGAAAGAACCCAACATATTACAGAAGCGGAGTGAAATGAAGTCGATTCGTAATGCTTATGCACTTTCAAGTATTGGCATCAATAATACTTATAGTGTAAAAATGACAGCAATTATTTCAAATCAAGATCCGAAAACGGGAGATATTCTGGTTACAGAAGGGTATTACATCAACGAAATGGGGCTTTATGCGAAAGAGGCGGACAATGAAAAAGCTCCAGAAATACTTTATAGTATTGCAGTTGTTTCAGACACGGTTGGAGATTTCATGCCACCATACAATGGCTTTCATCCAGTACAAATTATACAGGATTATTATGCCACAGTAAGTAATTCCGCAGAAATTACGATAAAGGCAGACAGCGGGGCGGCAGCCCTCGCAAGTGACCTGGAAGACCTGGCGAAAATAGTTGCAGAATTACAGAAAAAGACCGGCACAGGAAGGGTGCGCATAGGTGCGCGCGATACCCAGCTGGAGGGCGGTGATACCCTGTTTGTGGTGGACGGCCTGCCGGAAACCTTTAAAGCGGCGGCATTTTCAAATGTGGTGTTCAGCGCCACACAGCCGGATGCGGCAGAATACTGGGCAGATATGGCGATTGCGTCCGGGGGAGAAACATCCGGTGCAGCAGATACATCCATTATCAATGGCGGACTGGCAGTGTCAGAAGGAACGGATGTTCCAGACGGCACTGTCTTTTTAGCAAAAATATAATAAAAAAGAAAGAGAGGACAAAAAGAAATGGCAAAGGAAAGAGTAACCATGTACCGGAATACCGGTACGGAATCAGCTCCCGTATGGGAGGAATGGTTCGCGCGGACAGTCGCTGATGCAGTAATGATGAGCGATGCAGACGGTGAGGAACAGAACATCGTGCAGTATGTGAACAAGAAGATTTCAGACCTGATTGGTGGCGCGCCGGAGACGTATGACACACTCAAAGAGATTGCGGACTATATCGCATCCCACAAAAATGTCGCAGATGCGCTGAATGCCGCGGTAGGCAACAAGGTGAACAAGGTTGAAGGAAAGGGTCTGTCCACAAATGATTATACCAATGAGGAAAAATCAAAACTGGCAGGGGTCGAGGCAGGGGCTACCGCGAATGATACCCTGTATAAAAACCAGACGCCGTCCACCGTGGCGGTGGGAGGCATTGAGAAAGGTTATGTGCCGCCTGCAGCAGGTGTGGAAGCAGTGGAAATGATTAACAGGCTGCTGCATCCGTATGTGGCACCGGTGGTTACAGCGGCAATGTCCCCGTCCAATGGCGGTGTGGTCGAGGCAGGGACCACGCAGACGGTCAGTGCAGTTACCGTCAATATCACACCGGGAAGTGCAGCCATCAGTAAGATTGAGGTATTTGACGGTTCCACATCCATTGGCAGCCTCACAAGCGGTATCAAGGCAGGGGCAAACACGGTAACGCTTGCATCCCAGCTGTCCGTGACAGCAAACAAACAGCTTTCCGTGACGGTGACGGATGCGGATGGCAAAACCGTGACGGCAAAGACCGGCTCATATACCTTCGTAAACCCGTACTATTATGGTGCTGTTGCGGCAGATGCCGTGGTAAATGAGGAACTGGTGAAAGCGGCGGCAAAATCCGTGCAGGCAAAGGGCAATAAATCCTTCAACTACACGTGTAATAACCAGAAGATGCTTTATGCATACCCGGCATCCTACGGGGCACTGTCGAAGATTCTGGATGCCAACAGTTTTGATGTTACCGGCACATTCACACGCAGTGAGGTGACGGTGGGCGGTGTGGCGTATTATGTGTATACGAACGACCCGTCAACGGTATCTGCCTTTAAGATGACATTTAACTACTAGGAAAGAGAGGTAAAAGAGAATGGGCTTTGCAGATAAAAAAGGTATCACAGTTGCCAGCGGCTTCAAGCTGCAGGCAGGCGCGCTCCTGGATGCGCGCGGACAGGTGGAAACACTTGCGGAAAGAGATGAACTGGTCACACTGAATGCGGTCACTGCCGGTCTCCAGGTGTATGTAAAAGAAAATAAGACGGCGTATGTCTATAACGGCACCGGATGGGATGAGGTGCCCAAAGGAAACATGTCCGGAACACTGGACGGCTATGTTTCCAAAGAGGAAGGAAAAGGACTGTCCTCCAACGACTACACGGATGAGGAGAAAGCGAAGGTCGCGGCAGCGGTCCCGTCTGCCCGGAAGGTAAACGGGAAGGCACTGACAGCTGATGTCACGCTTGCCGCGGCAGATGTCGGGGCAGTCCCGGCAACCGCAAAGGGAGCTGCCGGAGGCGTTGCGGAACTGGACAGCACCGGGAAGGTCCCGGCTGCGCAGCTGCCGTCCTATGTGGATGATGTAATCGAAGGATACCTGTCCGGTGGAAAGCTGTACGAGGAGGCTGCACATACAACGGAGATCGCTGGGGAATCCGGAAAAATCTATGTGGACCTTGCCACGTCAAAAACGTACCGCTGGTCCGGGACAGCGTTTGCCGTGATTTCCGATACGGTTGCCCTTGGGGAAACATCTTCCACGGCATACCGCGGCGACCGTGGAAAGACTGCCTATGAGCACAGCCAGGCGGCACATGCGCCCGCAAATGCGGAGGCAAATGTCCAGAGCGACTGGAACGAGACGGATGCATCCAGCGATGCCTATATCAGAAACAAGCCGTCCAGTCTTCCGGCGGATGGGGGTGACGCTGCCACGGTAAACGGGCATACAGTGGGAGCAGATGTCCCGTCAGATGCCAAATTTACCGATACCGTGTATAGCCATCCGTCCACCCATCCGGCATCCATGATTTCCCAGGACGCCACCCACCGCTTTGTCAGTGACACGGAAAAGGAAGCATGGAACGCGAAAGCAACTGTTTACTTTGCGGAGGCACTGCCTGCATCAGCACCAGCAGGCTCCGTGTGTTTCCTGGTTTCCTAGCATATACAGAATCCCGGACAGCAGTGTCCGGGATTACCGGAAGGAGATGAAAAAATGGTAACAAGACAGATTGTACAGAAACAGGAGGATGACACCGAGATCGTGCTGGACTTCGGTGCCGAGGCAAAAAATGTGGTCGAGGATACAGAGCACCAGTTTGTGACAGCAGCAGAGAAACAGGCACTGCAGACAAACTCTGAATCAGTACAGGCAGTGATGGACAGGATTGGTGCAGCAGATGACACTGGTGGAAGCGAAACAGCCGGGACGGTGATGGGAAAACTGAATAAGTTAATTTCAGACCTTGTATCCCATATGACAGCATGGACAGCTACCCGCGCAGGTTATATCGATACCATTAAGACAGATGTAGCTGCAGTCAAAACAGACGTGGCAGAGGCAAAGAACGGCACGGACGAAATTAAGACCAGTACGGACAGGATTGGTGCAGCAGATGACACTGGTGGAAGCGAAACAGCCGGGACGGTGATGGGAAAACTGAATAAGTTAATTTCA